AATCCGCTAAAACGAGGAAAAAGAAATGATTCAAATTAGCAAAGAAGATGCGGCTTTTATTCTTAATGAATTGAACCAAAGAGCACAACATCAGATTAATTCTTGGGGCGCTATCAGCGAAGATTTGCAAGGAGTTATCAATGACTTGGATGCACAGATTTACCCAGTTCAAGATGCGATTGAAGAAGCTCCGCAGGAGGCGGTAGCCACATTAACGGATGATGTAATTGAAACTCCACAAGTGGATGAAACTCCAGAAGAGCCAGAAGCTCCTAGTGCATAATGTCTATCAATGCTGGAACTACTACAGGCACGACAGCCTTTGACCTTGACTTTGCTGAAATAGCAGAGGAGGCTTGGGAAAGGGCTGGTCGTGAAATGCGTTCTGGCTATGATTTGCGTACTGCTCGCAGATCAATGAACCTGATGACCATTGAATGGCAGAATCGTGGCATCAATATGTGGACAATAGACCAGGGCGTGATTACCATGCAACAGGGTCTAAACACTTATCCACTGCCAACAGATACGATTGATTTGTTAGATCATGTGGTTCGTACAAATGCAAATAGCACAACCAACCAAGCTGATCTGACTATTACCCGTATTAGCGTTTCTACCTATGCGACTATTCCTAACAAGCTTACTCAATCTCGTCCTATCCAGGTTTGGGTACAAAGGATGTCGGGAGAAACCGCTTCCACAACGATTCAAACGGCGGCAGCAGTAGCGGCAACCGACACCACAATAACGCTTTCTAGCACCGTAGGATTGGCTGCAAATGGCTATATCCAATTAGGTTCTGTAAGCGGTGAAGTTATTTATTATTCATACATTTCTGGTAACACTTTACAAAATTGCTTTAGGGCACAAAACAATACCACGGCACAGTCGTATGTAATAGGTGCTGCGGTCTATGTTCCTAAACTACCAGCGATAACAGTATGGCCAACACCAGACGGAACTACTACATATACTTTTGCATATTGGCGTTTACGGCGTGTACAGGATGCGGGCGCAGGGCCGAATGTACAAGATATGAACTTCAGATTCTTGCCAGCCGTAGCTGCGGGATTGGCGTACCATATTTCAATGAAAGTCCCAGAATTGATGCCTCGTATCCAAATGCTCAAGCAAGCTTATGATGAGCAGTTTGACATAGCGGCTGGCGAGGACAGGGAGAAGGCGGCAATTAGGTTTGTGCCTAGACAACAGTTTATTGGATCAGGTAGTCCGTAATGGGTAATCGTTTCGCTTCTGGCAAGTACAGTATTGCCCAGTGCGATAGGTGTGGCTTTAGGTATAAATTAAAACAGTTAAAGTTTGAAGTCATCAAGACCAAGCTTTATCAACTTAAAGTATGTCCTGAGTGCTGGGATCCAGATCATCCACAACTTCAATTGGGTATGTACCCAGTTGATGATCCACAGGCGGTTCGTCAGCCAAGAACAGATACGACATATGTAGCTTCAGGATTAGATTCTTTAGGATTTCCTTCAGGCGGTTCTAGGGATACGCAGTGGGGTTGGAACCCTATTGGTGGGTCACAAGAGTTTTACGGTCAGTTCAATCCTCCGCTACTCACACCCAACAATTTAGTTACCACAACTGCGGTCGGTACAGTTACAATTTCTATATCTTAAAGGAGCTAAAAATGGCTAAGCATGATGACATTAAAGAAGACAAAAAGCTGATCAAAAAGGCTTTTGGTATGCATGATAAACAAGAACACAAAGGCGAGAAAACTGATCTGAGCAAACTCAAAAAGGGTGGCAAGATTAAGAAGTATGCCAAAGGCGGATTAGCTGGTGTTAATCAAGACAGCATGAAAGCCGAAGGACGTAATCTAGCAAGAGCTGGTTATCAGCGTGGAGGCTAATATGAAAGCAAAGAAATTTCCTGTTGACAAAAAAGACAGTCCATCAATTGTTAAAGCCAAGGGTATTACCAATGGCTATGCTGATGAGTATGCAAAACCCCATACTATGAAGAACAAGCCAGTGACTACCAGAAGTATTGATTCTGATAGTGACTTGCCTGATCACATTGGCTTGGAAGTAAAGATGCCGACTCGCAAGAACTGGACTCCTTTGAATGGAACTGTTTCTATTGGCAACAACCATGAAGTTAAAACTTCTGGTGAGAAGATGCGTGGTGCTGGTGCTGCTGAGCGTGGCATTATGTCCAGAGGCCCGCTTGCATGAACTATAGTCAGCTCGTCAACGAAGTCAATTCGTATTTGGAATATACATTCCCTACGGTTGACATGAATACGTTTATTACGCAAACGGAGCAAAGGGTTTTCAACTCTATTTTGTTTCCGTCTTTGCGTAAGAATGTGACGGGCAATGTGACTGCTGGTAATGCATACTTGTCTTGCCCCAATGATTTTTTAGCTCCTTATTCATTGGCGGTATTTTCAAGCGTGACAACTACTGGCGCTGGGTCGGTCAGCACAAATACCATTACTGTTGCATCCAACACAGGTATATTTGCGGGACAAAGTGTAAGCGGTACAAACATTGGTAATCAATGTGTAGTGCTTAGTGTGAACGGCACTACGATTACTTTATCTCAAAATAACATTGGTGCAGTATCTGGAAACATTGTTTTCCAAACGGATTACTTATATCTATTGAATAAAGATGTAAACTTTATTCGTGAGTGCTATCCGACTTCGAGCTATCAAAATAAACCAAAGCACTATGCGTTATTTGGCCCTCAGAGTTCAGCACCTTTGTATCTTAGCTTTATGCTTGGGCCGACTCCTGATCAAGCATATTCAACTGAGTTACATTATTTTTATTACCCTGACAGTATTATTCAGGCTCAAATTACTGCGTTGGGTTCTATCACTTCTGGAGGATCAGGATATGTCTCTGGAACTTATTACAACGTACCTTTTAGTGGCGGTACTGGTACTTACGCTTATGGATCGGTTGTTGTTACGGCTGGTGTAGTAACGTCTGTTACTTTAAATTCAGGCGGTACAGGATATGTGGTTGGAGATTCTTTGACCATATCTAATACATATCTTGGCGGAACGGGTCTAGGATTTACCGTGCCCGTATCTACGATTACAAGCGCAACAGGACAGTCCTGGCTTGGTAATAATTTTGATTCAGTCCTTTTGTATGGATGTTTGGTAGAAGCCTATACATATCAAAAGGGCGATAAGGATTTAATTGCCTTTTACGATAACAAGTACAAGGAAGCATTGGCTATTGCAAAACGCCTGGGAGATGGATTGGAGCGACAAGACGCTTACCGTTCTGGGCAAACTAGGATTCAACCCGTACCATGAGTATAGTTCAAGGACAAACGACAAGTTTTAAATACCAGCTCTACACGGGCGGGGTATTTAACTTGTCTACAGATTCTATATACATGGCTTTGTATAACGGTAATGCCAATCTTAATTTATCTACAACGGCTTATTCCAGTACCAATGAAATCATTGGGACGGGATATACGGCTGGCGGTAAGTTAATGACGGGCATTGCTTTTAACTACGATGCAGTTAACAGTATTGCATATATCAATTGGAATAATGTTTCTTGGAGTCCTGCTGCTTTTACCGCTAGGTGTGCTTTGGTTTATGATGCTACGGCAAGTAACGCATCTATTTGTGTAATTGATTTTGGTTCAAATAAGACCTGTTCAAACACGTTTACAGTTACAATGCCAAACAATAGCTCGTCAACTGCATTGATTAGGAGTTCATAATGTTTGTTACATGGACACCAGTAACCAATAGTCAAACTCCAAATTGGACGCAGATTCCTAATTCACAAACTCCTGCCTGGACGCAAGTTCCTACCTCTTAGGAAATTAGATGACTATTAATTACACAACACTACTCGGTTTAGCTTTGCCAGTCACAGGTACTGAATCAGGTACTTGGGGTGATGACGTATCGCTTGGTATTACTCAGTATTTAGATACCGCTCTTGCGGGTACGAACAATATCACCAATGATTCAGATATTACTTTAACCATTACGAATGGTAGTAGCTCTGGATCTAATATTGTTGCCTCGCCCAATTCAACGACTGCGCAGTATATGCAATTACTCTGCACAGGCGCAAGGACGGCTAACAGGAATATCAATGCTCCCAATTCATCTAAGATGTACATTGTTAACAATGCTACAACGGGTGGATATTCAATTACGCTTCGTGGAACAACTGGCCCGACAACGGGTGTAACGGTTATCAACGGAGAGAAGTGCGTTGTTTACTGGAGTACAGTAGCCAATGACTTTATCAAGATTACTTCTTCTGTTGTTTCAAACTTAACAGGTATTTTGCCTTTAGCTAACGGCGGTACTAATGCCAACTTAACGGCGAGCAACGGCGGTATAGTTTATTCAAATGCCAGTCAAATGCAGATTCTTTCTGGTACTGCTACGGCAAACCAGATCATTCTTTCAGGATCAAGCACTACACCATCTTGGAGTACGGCTACATATCCTGCGACTACAACAATCAATCAGTTGTTGTATTCATCTGCATCTAATACGATTACAGGTCTTGCTACTGTAGCCGCTGCGGTTTTAACAACAGTATCTAGCGTGCCTACATGGGCGAATCAGCTTAGCTTAGCCCTTGGTGGAACGAACGCAAACTTAACTGCATCTGCTGGAGCAATTACTTATTCGGGCGCATCAGCATTGGCATTGAATACGGCAGGTACTTCAGGTCAAGCTCTGCTATCAGGCGGAACAGGTGCTCCTACATTTGGTACTTTAGGTCTTACCTATGGTGGAACTAATGCCACATTGACCGCAAGTAACGGTGGTATTGTTTACTCTACCGCTAGTGCTTTGGGTATATTGTCTGGAACTGCTACTGCGGGACAGTTGCTTGCATCAGGTTCAAGTACAACTCCTGCCTGGACAACATCTACATTCCCTACTTCAACAGTAGCTATCAACTCGCTTTTGTACGCATCTTCTGCTAATACATGGGCGGCATTGGCTACGGCTAACTCCTCAGTATTGACAACCAATTCAAGTGGTGTGCCCGCATGGGCTGCATTATCTACTATTGGTGTTACTTCGTTTAGCGCTGGCACAACAGGTTTTACTCCAAGCTCTGGAACAACTGGAGCAATTACTTTGGCGGGAACTTTATCTGCGGCCAATGGCGGAACAGGTGTAGCAAACAATGCGGCTAGTACATTAACCATAACAGGTAACTTTGGTACAACACTTACTGTATCTGGTACTACATCTTTAACTCTTCCAACAAGCGGAACAGTAACTGCTTTAGGTAATACAACAACAGGATCTGGAACAACTTTAGTATTGTCTACTGCTCCTACGTTTACCACATCTATTACCACGCCTTTGGTGTATGGCGGTACAACGGCATCGTCTAGTTTAACATTCCAATCTACAAGTGGTGTTGGTACATCAGATAGTATATTGTTCAAAGTAGGAAATGCAGGGGCTACAACGGCAATTAGTGTAGCTACAACAGGTATTGTTTCATTGCCTACTACTGGAGCGCTTTTACTTCCCGTAGGAACGACCGCACAAGAGCCGACAGGTGTAGCTGGGTATTTAAGATTTAACAGCACGACAAGCCAGTTTGAAGGATATAACGGTACATCTTGGGCATCGGTTGGCGGAGCAGCGTTATCTAACGATACAACATCTACAACGGCTTATTATCCACTCTTTGCCCATGCCACAAGCGGAACAGCGCTTACGATTTATACATCTAACACGCAGTACACATTTAAACCTAGCACGGGTGAGTTAACAGCCCCTGAAGTAATTTCATCAAACGGCTTTATGATTAATGGTACAACCGTATCTACAAGCTATACGATAGCGTCAGGCAACAATGCATTCTCAGTAGGAAGTATTACAATAAATACCGGAGTTACTGTTTCATTGTCAAGTGGCCAGAGATGGGTAATCATTTAGTATGAATGCACATATTTATATAGTAACAAATAAAATCAACGGCAAACAATACGTTGGTCAGACCACTGTTGACCGTAATAAGGTTGGTCATGGAATGGCAATGACCGAGGCATATGCTGTATATGGTAAAGATAATTTTGTTTATGAACGTATTTGTTCGGATATTAATAATCAAAAAACATTAAATTGCTTGGAGAAATTTTGGATTGCAACTTGCGGTACTATTTCTCCAAATGGATACAACATTGATGCCGGCGGAAGAGATAGAGATGGCGTGTCTCAAGAGACTAGAAAAAAGTTAAGCGTTATAAATAAAGGAAAGAAGGTTAAAGAAGAAACCAAAGAAAAAATAAGACAAGCAATGCTTGGTTGTAAAAATCCGTTTTTTGGCAAATCTCATTCACCAGAATCAAGGAAAAAAATATCTTTAAAAAGTGCCGCATTTAGGAAAAGAGAAGATTATGTACACTGGAATCAAGGCGGAGGAATTAGACAGGATATATTGGAAAAATTAATAGCTCATAATACTGGCAAAAAAAGAAGTGCAGAATCTATTGCCAAGCAAATTGAAAAACGTCTTGGCAAAAAAAATGAAATTGTTACTTGCCCTAACTGCGGAAAATTGGGTGGAGAATCTTTAATGAAACGATACCATTTTGAAAATTGTAAAGGTACTAACGAAATTAGAGCTAGAGCAACGCATAATGGCAAAAGAATTCATTTGGGTAGATTTTCTACTCAGCAAGAAGCAGATGATGCTGTAAAAACGTTTTACGCATCAGTTAATAAACAAATGGAGATAGCATAATGGCAAGCGTAATTTCTGCAGGTCTTACCACCACCACTTCTTTAGTTTACACGGCTGACACATCGGGCATATTGCAGTTGCAAACTAACGGCACGACTACTGCGGTAACAATAGATACAGCTCAAAACATAGGTGTAGGGGTTACTCCTAATTCTTGGAATTCAAGTTCTAAAGTAATTCAGTTTGGCTCAAGTGGAACTGCTACACTTGAAAACTTTGGTGGCATAACTTCAGTTATTGCATTTAATAATTACCGCAATACTTCTAATCAGTTTGTTTATACAACATCATATCCAGCAACTCAATTTGGTCAAGACTATACAGGAAAATTTACTTGGAACGTAGCAGGTTCTGGTACGGCAGGTACTTTAATAAATGGTACAGGTAGCTTTACTACTGCAATGACACTAGATAATATTGGTAGATTATTATTGGGTGGAACATCTGTTGATAATTCTGCTTTTATGGAATTGTTTTATAGTGGCACAACATACAATGGTATTGTTACAAAAGATTCTTCTTCTTCTGGCACAACATATTCAAATGTTTTTGTAAAAAATGGCTCTGTGGTTGGAAGTATTGGACAAACAACAACCACAACAACCTATGCAACTTCTTCTGACCGCAGACTTAAAACTAACATTGTTGATTTAACAAATAGCGGAACAGTAATTGATTCTCTTAAACCAAGAGCATTTACTTGGATTTCTAATAATTCTGCTGATGCAGGATTTATTGCCGATGAAATTCAACAAGTATTACCAAAAGCAGTTACTGGACAACCTAATGAAACCAAAGAAGAGGAGTATGAAGTAACTCCTGCGGTAAAAGATGAGCAAGGAAATATCACAACTCCTGCGGTCATGGGCACAAGAACTGTTCCTGTATATCAAATGATTGACGCATCACAACCAGAGTTAATTGCTTATTTGGTAGCAGAAGTTCAATCCCTAAGAGCAAGACTAAAAGCAGCTAACATAGCATAAGGAACATAATATGTCATCCAATATTCTCAAGGCGGACAATGGCGTGTCAAGTGGCACAACGGGTTTAGTCTATACCGCTGGTAACGATGGAACTTTACAACTAGCTACGACCACTTCAGGTGGTACGGCAACTACTGCAATAACGATAGATAACTCACAAAACGTGGGTGTAGGTGTTACTCCTAGTGCTTGGACTGCAAGTTCAAACACAAAAGCCTTGCAATTTGTTTATGGATCAGTTTCTACATCCACCAATAATATTACAATGGTGCAGAACGGCTATTATAATGGCTCTAACTGGATTTACTTATATAACAATAGTAGTACGTTGTATAACCAAGGCTCGGGGGTTCATTCTTGGTACAATGCACCAAGTGGAACTGCGGGTAACCCAATATCAGGAGCTAATGCTTTTGTCCAAGCAATGACACTAGATAATAGTGGTAATTTGTTGGTTGGTACTACGACTACTGGCGGTAGTAATTCAAACTCAAATTCTTTAGACTCTAGAGGATGGATATACACCAGCCATTTAAATGGTTCTGCGTCTGGAACGGGGTATGCGTATTACAACTATAACGGCAGCAATATTGGTTCTATTACCCAAAACGGAACAACAGGTGTTTTATTTAACACCACATCTGATTACAGACTTAAATCTAATGTACAACCTGTAACATCAGGGTTATCAGTAATAAACCAATTAAATCCTGTTAACTTTACATGGATTTCTGATAATGAAGCTGATACAGGATTCTTAGCTCATGAGTTTCAAGCTGTTATTCCAAGGTCTGTTACAGGCGAAAAAGACGCTACAAAAACTGAGGAGTATGAGATTACTCCTGCGGTAAAGGATGAGAATGGTAATGTAACCACACCTGCGGTAATGGGAACAAGAACAGTACCTGTGTATCAGCAAATGGATAATTCTGGTGCAGTACCTTATTTAGTTGCCGCCATAAAAGAACTATCAGCAGAAGTAACGGCTCTTAAAGCCAAAATTGGAGTTTAATATGACAACAGTCATTGGGGGATCATCCCCATCAATTACGTTTAGTGACTCAACAACACAGTCTACTGCGTTTACAGGACTGAACCAATCGGCTTCGCCTTTTACGACCTCGTTGGGGTATCAGGCGGCAAATAGCACGACAGGAACATATAACGTAGCAATAGGATATCAAGCCCTCTATTCCAACACCACAGCATCTCAAAATACAGCAGTAGGGTATCAGGCGGGGTATTCAAATACAACTGGTGCATATAACACAGCCTTAGGTTATCAAGCACTTCAAGCTAATACAACATCTTCTTATAGTACTGCTGTTGGTAATAATGCTCTTATAAATAGCACAGGACAAGGAAATACCGCTTTAGGACAAAACGCAGGAAATACAACAACTTCAGGAGCAAACAATATTTTTGTTGGTGCAGGTAATCAAGCCGCTAGTTCAACAGATAGTAGTTGTATAGTAATTGGAACGAGTATTGCAGGAAAAGGAGGCTCAACTGGTTTTATATCTCCTAATGGTGGCGGTGTATATCAAGGTAACAATTCAACCGTATGGTCTGTTACTTCTGACCAAAGACTTAAGAAAAACATAGTTACAAATACAGATGGTTTAGACAAAATTACTGGCATACAAGTCCGTAACTTTGAATACCGTTTACCTGAAGAAATTACAGAATTAGACAAATCATGTGCGGTTAATATTACTGGTGTACAACTTGGTTTAATAGCACAAGAACTTGCACAAGTTTTACCAGACTGCGTTAAAACAGAATCTACTGGAGTTATGTCTGTAGACTCAAGTAATGTATTGTGGCATCTAGTTACCGCAGTTCAACAACTCAAAGCAGAATTTGACTCATATAAGGCAACACACCCATGAACCAACTCACCACACTATTAAAAGACAAGCACGTTCTTTGGGCACTCTTTATTGCGGCGCTGTCCGTTATGCAAGGTTTCTTATTTGTTTTTCCGCTGACTCCTGTTCACCAAATGTTTGTGGGCATTATAATTTCCGTGGTCGTGGTATTACTGCGATACATTGAACTTAACCAACCTACAGGGAATTAATATGCAAGAAATAAAACTATCCGTACAAACACTCAACATGGTTATGAGCTATCTTGGAACAAAGCCTTTTCAAGAAGTATTTCAGATCATTGAGGCGGTGCAAAAAGAAGTGAATGCACAACAAGAGCAAGTGCAACAAGTTGCACCTAAAGCAGAGTAACCATTGATCCATTTACTCTCATAGCCGCCGCCAGCACAGCCCTGAAGCTAGTCAAACAGGGTTGTGAAATGTTCCGTGAGGGACAGGCGGTAGTTAAGGATGTAGTAAAGACAGCCAACGAAGTTAAAGCAATTGGCAAGGAAGTTACTGGGATATTTGGATGGATTGCAAGTCTTTTTCAAACTCCCAAGGTTGACGAAAAGCCAGTTGCCGAAGTAAAGAAAAAGAAAAAACAAGCAGAAGAGTTTAATGCTCCCGCTATTTATGCAGAGATTGGTAAACAAATCACAGCGTTCTTTAAGGCGTACAACACGTTAAAAGAACACATTGAGGAAGAAGAGGAAAAGTCCAGAACGGTTTATGATCCAACGGGAGATCAGACTGAGAAAGCAGTTCAAAGGGTTTTAGCTCTATCTCAAATGGAAGAGATGCAGGTAGAACTAAGGGAGTACATGATCTACCATACTCCTCCAGAGTTGAAAGATTTGTATACCCGTGTGAACAAGATGATTGGGACAATTGCCAACGAACAGGCAATGGCTAAGCAAGCACAGTTCAGACGAAGGAGGGAGATCGAGGCAGAGAAGAGAGAAGCGGCAGATCGGCTTTGGTTTAGGACGGCATCAACAATAGCAGTAGCAATAGTGGCAATATACTTTATGGGTCTGATGTGGGCAATAAATCAAATGACTGGGCCTATGTAATAACAATTATTATATTGGCATTACTGTTTGTTCTCATTCTACCCGTGCTTGGACTTTTGTACATGGATATACGCCAGGAGCGAATACTCATACAGGCAGATGTGAAACGGATTGAAAAGCTTAAGAAAGAGCTTGAAAAACAAAGAGATAAAGAATGAGAATATGCGCTTTATTGATTTTATTATTAGCGGGGTGTCACGATGAATACCGCTATTACTGCCAAGACCCAGACCATTTCGGCGCTGCTCAGTGCCAGCATCCCCGTTGTGAATTCACCCAAGATTGTCCCGAATACCTTGTAGCCCCAATACTGGAGAAGAAAATTGAAGGAACTACTACTGCTCCTGCTAACCCCCAACAGCAGCCCACGGTTAACTGCCGATGAAATAGAAGCCCGTGTCAGGGCTTTTGTTATTGTTATGGTAACTCTCATACTATTCTTTATAGTAGTTACCCTTATCTATAGCGTGATGTTTGTAAGCCAACCTATCAAGGCTATGGCTCCTATAGACCAGGCTTTTACCAAGATGCTGAACGATATCGTCCTATTGATCGTAGGCGGTATCGGTGGTGTTATGACCAAGGGTTTGACCAATGAGGCAAAGGCTATGATGGATAATGTTAAACTTGGCGCATCAGCTTATATAGGCCCCAAAGTAGAGACTATTACAATGGCCGCCCCGTCTTCTGGATGGACTCCACCGCTTCCGCCTAAAACCCCGCCCGTCTTGGATGAGGAAGAGCGTGAGCGTATAGCAAACTTAAAAGCTGACTTGAGGTGATATGTTTGGACTACCTAACCCTTATCTTATTTTGGCTTTGCTTTGTGCACTTGGTGGTGTGTATGGTTATGCTCATCATCAAGGATATGAACAAAGAGTTGAGGAAGACAGAGTGGAAATTGAGCGACTCAACACAGAAGCCAGAGCAAAAGAAGTAGAGTTAAGCAAGAAAATTGATATAGCAAATTCAGCCTTAAGGAAAGCCAAAGATGAAGTACAGTCCAAACAAGTTAGTCTTAATGCTCGTGCTGATTCTGGCGAGTTGCGCCTCCCGTCCACCTGTGGCGTACAAGCCAATCCAAATGCCACCCCTGGCTCCAGAGATTCAGCCCCAGAATCCGACACTGAGCGACAGACTGTTAAAGATCTTATCGCCATTGCAGCAGACGGGGACTCAGCCATCATCCAGCTCAACTCCTGTATCCAACAGTACAACAGCGTCAGGGAAATAATTAACAAGGGTGTTAAATGAACGTAACGGCACAACAACTAAGCTTACTAAAGATTGGGTCTGAATGGGTAGAACCTATCAATACTACCCTTGCGGCTTTTGGCATTAACTCCAAAGAAGAGGTTTCTGCCTTTATAGCCCAGTGCTCACATGAATCAGGTAACTTTAGACTTCTGGAGGAGAATCTAAACTACAAGGCTGAGACATTAATGAAACTATGGCCAACCCGTTTCAATGCCTCAAATGTGAACGACTACGCACATAATCCACAAAAAATTGCTAATAAAGTCTATTCAGGGCGTATGGGCAACCGTGATGAGGCAAGCGGAGATGGCTATCGTTTCCGTGGCAGAGGGGTTATCCAACTCACGGGGCATGACAATTATTGGCATTGTGGACAAGCTATTAATATGGATTTTGTAGCTCAGCCTGATCTGGTGGCTACGCCTATGTACGCCGCCATGTCTGGTGGATGGTTTTGGAAAACGCATGGATGTAATGTTTTGGCAGATCAAAAAGACTGGGTAGCGTTGACCAAGAAGATCAATGGTGGGACAATAGGACTAGAGGATCGCATTGCTTTAACCAATCATGCGGCATCAGTCTTTGCTTAAGAGGAATAGCCGTGCCGTTAAAAGATATTGTTGTCCGTCCTGGGGTTAACAGGGAAAATACCAGATACGCTACTCAGCTATTAGGGGTTAATAATGCGGCTGGATATGTGACGGGTTGGTACGAATCTAACCTAGTTCGTTTTCGCCAGGGTATGCCTGAGAGTATAGGCGGATGGTTTCCAGTTGCCATTTCTTCATTCTTAGGCGTATGCCGTTCCCTTTGGTCTTGGGTTACTTTGACCTACCTAACCTATATTGGCGTAGGAACAAACCTTAAATTCTATATTCAACTTGGTGGTGCTTACTACGATATCACGCCAATCAGGGCTATAGTTACTCTTGGATCTAATCCTTTTGCTACGACAAACGGCTCACGGGTAGTAACGGTTACAGATACCACGGGTGGTTATCTTAATAACGACTTTGTATCTTTTAGCGGTGCTACGACTGTAAACGGTATTACGCTGAGCGGTTCATATCAGATTACTGTTGTTGGACTTTCTCCTACGACTTACACCGTGACGGCGGCAACGACTGCCAACGCAACGGGATCAGGCGGTGGATCATCTGTAGTAGCGACATATCAAATCAATACAGGCTCAGCGCTTACACAAGTTCAGACTGGATGGGGCGCAGGAGCTTGGGGTGGTGGAACATGGGGAAATGGCGCTACTCAGGCTATCCCACTTCGCCTATGGTCACAAGACAATAACGGACAAGACTTGATATTCAATCCTATTGGTGGCCCAATATATTACTGGTACGGTAGCAATAGTTTGACTACACCCGCCATATCTTTGGCTACTATACCTATCACAACTCAGACGGCAAGCATTACTGCAACATCTACTGCGGTTACTTTATCTGCTGCGAACTCAAGCATTTACCAAGGATCTATAGTTACAGGTACGGGTATACCCTTTGGTACAACTGTAGCGACAATAAGTGGGACAAGTCTTACTTTATCCCAGGCTGCGACTGCAACCAACGGTGCGGCTACTTTATCCTTTGGCGGAACAGATTTGCCAATCAATGCAAACTGGATTATTGTTTCTGATTCAAGTAGATTTATCCTTGTATTTGGAACAAACGATACTGCTAGTTCTACATTTAACCCTATGCTTGTGCGTTGGTCAGACCAGGAAAGCGTAACGACCTGGACTCCTAGCCCTACCAATCAAGCTGGCTCTATTCCTTTGTCTCATGGTACAAAGATCATTACTGCTTTGCAGATGAACCAACAGATTCTGGTGTATACAGATTCATCCTTATATGGTGGACAGTATGTAGGAACTCCTGCGGTATGGACATTTACCTTGGTCGGTGAAACGCAATCTATAGTCAGCCCCAATGCGGCGGTTTATGCCAACGGTGCAGCTTACTGGATGGGCTTTGGTAAGTTCTATAAGTACGATGGTGCTTTGACCACGCTGAGATGCGACCTCAAGAAGTTTGTATTTGACAATATCAACACGGCTCAGTACCAACAGGTCTGTGCGGGAACGAACGAACAGTTTAACGAAGTGTGGTGGTTCTATACATCTAACTCTTCTTCTAATGGATACAACGATACTTATGTCATATACAACTATGAACTAGATATTTGGTACTATGGATATCTATGCCGTACTGCTTGGCTACAAAATGGTTTATACAACTATCCCGTTGGAGCGACAGGAAACAATACACTTGTATTCCATGAGAGTGGATACAACAATAACGAGACAGGAACCGCTACGGCACTGAATACTTACATTACATCTTCCGAGTTTGATGTACAGGACGGCAGTGGAGCGGCATCTTTTATCAACCGCATATTGCCAGACTTTACGTTCTATGGATCTACTGCCACTAATCCACAGGTAACCATGAGCTTTTATCCTATGTACAACTCAGGTACAGGAGCTTATACACCTCAGTCTATAGGTAATGTCAGCACGGGTACGGTCACAGAAACAGGTACTGTGTCCTATTACAATAACTCAGTAGCTACTGCAACGATTGAGCAGTTTACTGGACAAGTGAATATCCGTGTGCGGGGAAGACAGATATTCTTTACCATAGCAAGTAATCAGTTAAATCTATCTTGGCAGTCAGGTATACATAGATTTGATTGGAAGTCAGATGGATTAAGGGGCTAACATGGGAATGCTACAGAATCAGAATCCGCCAGCGTTTCCCGTTGCGCCAGATAAGTACGATCAGGTTTATATGAATAAGCTGATCAACTCCTTACGTCTATTCTTAAACCAGGTTAATGCCCAGCAGATCATATCTTTAAACGGTATTATCTTTGATTACGCTACATTAGCTAAGCAATCACAATACAGTACGCTAAGAACTGGACAGGTCTATGTAGACACAACAGAAGACAATGTGTTAAAAGTTAATACAGGTGCAGGTACATTTAATCAAAGCAGTGCTAGTGTATTAACTTGGATGGATATGAGTGGCATATGACTTATCAAAATATTACTCCAAATCAATTAGGTCAGGCGGCCATTACTGCTTCTACGACTACGCTTTATACTGTGCCCACATCGACCAGGACATTCCTGAAGGATATGGATATATGTAATACCACGAGTGGAGCTATTACAGTTAACATTTATATTGTGCCTAGTGCGGGTACGGCTTCGACAAGTAATGCATTGCTATACGGCGCATCAGTGCCAGCAAACAGTACACTTCAATGGACGGGATCACAGATCCTACTCACAGGATCGACTATACAAATATCCGCAAGTGCTACTGGATGTACGATTGTTGCCAGTGGAGGTGAGGCAATATGATTACCGTATATCCTAATAGTTCTATTGGCAATACAGAATCTTCTTTATCCCTACCACAGTATTTACAGGTAGCCAGGGGTTTGGTTACAGGCGCATCTGTTGTTAATATCTATGGATACCAACCATCTGTTGGTACAACATTTATACCAGTCTGGGAAAACGCAACAACTTATACATATCCAGGTTCAGCATCTACGATGTTGCTTTATAGCTCATCAGGTTCTGATACGGCGGTATCTGTTCTTATCAACGGTCTTGATGCAAGTTATAACAATCTATCTGAAACAAAAGTTTTGACCAATGGTACTACTGGAGTTACAACCGCAAACAGTTATTTGAGAATCAATACGATTACAATTACAGGAAGTAATAACGCAGTAGGTACACTTTATTTATCCAATGCAGGTAAGACTACAACGTATGCACAAATAACCGCAGGTAATGGTAAGAATCAAGCCATGATATATACCGTTCCCAATGGATATACTTTTTATCTAACTAGGGTAAATGCTTATACAAATCAGGTTGGTAACTTATCTAGCTCCTACTGTACATACCGTGTATTTACACAAAACAGTTCTGGATTAATAACTATTTTGCTACAAGCTCCATTTGGAAATAGCTATACTTCTTATAGGGTAGCACCTCGTGCTTATGCAGCAAAGACAGATATTCAATGGCAAGCCAATACTCCAAGTAGTACGGCTGCGGTTGGTATAGCCGTGGAAGGAATACTCATTGCTACAGGTACGCCATGAGAATGTCTACCCAAGACATTGTTAAAGATTCCACAGAAGTTAAAGAATCTGGGATGGATTGGCGTGAGGCTTATGCGGCCATATATCAATCTATTCAAAGTCCAAAGTACAGAGTTATCAGGCATAACAATACTTTGTTTTGGTATCGCATAGACTCTCCTGGCGTAGCTCAGATGTTTGTATTTAATGCAGACTCTTATAAAAATCTATTCAGAAACTTTAAAGAGTTTGCTAAAGCTATGCACGTTGCTGGGTTTAAAACAGTATACGGGGATACTCACGACTTAAATATTATTAATTTAATTAAAAGGATTGGATTTCCCGTTGATGTTCAAATGATTGGCTTGGATAGCAAAGGCAGAAAAATGTACAGAGGTATTGTCAATGTGTAATCCAAGTCAAGAAATTAATAATGCCTTTAAAGGTGTTTCCAATGCCGTAAGCGATTTAGGCAAGAGCGTAGAGAATGTTGGTAAAGGATTAGAGAATACTTTAACTGCTATTGCTAACAATCCATTGCCTACGCTTGAGGCGGTGGCTCTTACTTATGCGATTGGCCCAGAAGGACTATCATTAGCCAGTTCAACTACGGCGGCAGCAATTGCATCTACAGCAGTTCAATATGCCAACGGTAATCACAACATCAATAGTTTGCTTCTTAATATAGGAGCATCCGTTGGTGGATCAATGATTGGTAGCTATGCTGGGGCGCAGACAAGTGAGTTACTCGGCACAACCACAGAGAATGAATTAACTGGAGCTGTTACACCGTCCCCAAGTGGATTAAGCGATGCAACAAATAAATTAATTACACAAGTTGTAACCAGCGCCTCTGGTCAGG